GGTCCTATGTCTGTTATGAAATGGATAGAGGATGAGGTAACTAATATAATTAAGCGTGGTGAAACAGAACTTGAATGGTGTACTCCTTCAGGTTTTGTAGTTCATCAAAGGTTAATGAAAAAGAATATTGTCTCATTACAACTACAACTATTAGGAAGATGTGACTTAAAGGTTGCAACTGACGATTCAGATGAAGTAGATATTAATAGACATAAAGCAGCGACAGCACCTAATCTGATCCACAGTTTAGATGCTTCGTTGATCCACTTATCAGCAGTTAAATTCAATGCACCGATTGCAGTTATCCATGATAGTGTCTTGTCTCGTGCTACAGACATGTCTCAGTTATCCACCGTTGTCCGAGACTCTTACATGCACCTTTTTGCTGACAACGATTACCTTACCGATTTTGCCCGTCAAATCGGCGCTGAAACAGACCCCCCAATTATTGGAGATTTAGAACCATCTTCAGTAGTTGAATCCACTTATTTTTTCTGCTAATGACTACACCAAACATTACCGGTCGTGAATTTGAATTGAAGTGTCGAGAGGTATTAACGACATATCATCGTGAAAGAGATGACGTGCTTTGGTATCATTCTAAGCATTTTGAAGTAAAAATCCCTCCTTATAGAGTAGATGCTATAGATCATCATAATGTATATGAATTCAAGTATCAACAGACACCAGGGTCAGTACAGAATAAACTAGTTCACTCATTATTCATGCTTGAATACTGTGCGGAAAAGCTTAATAAAAATCCTGTTTTAATCTATGGTGGTGATATACTTAAGGACTTCATTAGTAAAGATCCTGCGTTTTGTAAGGCGAGCACAATTTGTTCTAATGTTCAAATACTTCCCTATAGAATCTTCCATGCCCTCCTCACTTCAGGTATTAACATCAACAACTGGGAAGAAGACAGACTGTTGGAACACGCCTGAACATTTAGTCAAAGATATTATTGAATTCTTTGGTACAATTGATTTAGATCCATGTTCTAATAGCACTACTAATCCCAACATACCTGCTAATCAATACTATACAGAAGATACAAACGGATTAGCACATCCATGGCTAGCTGAAAGTGTATTCATGAATCACCCTTACAGTAATAGTAAGGAGTGGATTCCATACGCAGTGTCGCAATATGAACTAGGTAATTCACAGGAATTATTACTGTTAATAAAGTTAGATGTTTCTACTAAATGGTGGAAATCAGTATCTAACTACCCATGGCTTGCTATCAATACTAGATTAAAGTTTGGTAACGCTACAAGTGCTGCACCATTTCAATCTGCTATAGTATACTTAGGTTCAGACTTACTTAGGTTTGAACAAATATTTAAAAAATATGGTACTATTTATGTACCACACTCATCTGAAAATTAATGACACGAACAATCCACAAAACAAATGAGCCTGTTGTATTGGAAGGTTTCCAATGCATCATGAAGCCTAGTGAGAAATATGGCAACTACTCTCTATCAGCAATAGTAGATGCAGAGATGATATCTGCACTAGAAGCTGATAGGAAAGAATGTCTCAACTGGGCAGCCTCTAAGCTAAAGAATCCTAAGAGATCCACACTCAAGCTTGAACCTTGGGAAGAAGTCTCTGAAGGAAAGTATAAAGTAAAGTTCTCTTGGAAAGAAGAGACTAAGCCTCCTGTAGTTGATGCAGAAGGAATGCCTGTTACTAATGTAGATATCCCTCTATATTCTGGTAGTATGGTTAAAGTAGCTTTCTATCAGAAACCTTATATCATATCAGGTGATACCTATGGTACTTTACTAATGTAGATATCCCTCTATATTCTGGTAGTATGGTTAAAGTAGCTTTCTATCAGAAACCTTACATCATATCAGGTGATACCTATGGTACTTCACTTAAACTAGTTGGTGTCCAAGTTATCTCCACAGGCGGTGAAGCCGGTGTTAGTGGGGTTGAAATGGATACTGAATCAGTAGCCGAACTATTTGGTAAAACTGAAGGTTACACAGCAGAGTCTGATTTAGTCATCCCAGATGGTGAAGAAGAGGACTTCTAAGTATAGGTCAGGTCTTGAAGAACAAGTCGCTGACCTTTTATCTAATTTAGGAATTGATTATGAATATGAATCTACCAAGATATCTTATACAATATCCCACAATTACACACCTGACTTTATACTCCCTAACAAACATGTTGTTTTAGAATGTAAAGGATATTGGGATAGTGATGATAGACGTAAGATTAAGACTATAAAGAAACAGAATCCTGACTTAGATTTAAGAATGGTATTTCAATCACCATATAATAAAATAAGTAAGAAATCTAAAACAACATACGCACAATGGTGCGATAAACATAACATTCCATGGACACACTTCCATGACATCCCCCTTGAATGGTTAATTTAATGAACAATGAATACGGAACAGTTGAATACTATTCAGAGATGTTCTCTGACGTACTTGCTGACGTCGACGCTAAGTATTCAAAACAATCAGTAGAGAATATCCACAAAGGATATCTGATGGCTATTGATAGCTGGCTTGAATACCATACTGACCAAGTAAATGCATACACTGAAATCAGAGAGCGAATTTGTAAGGCATGAGCCATGTATAGAATGTGGTTCATCTGATGGTAATTCAGTTTACTCAGATGGACACACTTATTGTTTTGTATGTCACACGTATGTCGGCGGTGACAATGACACCCACACTCACAAGATGAAAGGTAATGTTCAACTAAAAGGTGAGTCAGTCTATCTTAAGAAGAGAGGATTGTCTCAGAAAGTATGTGAACTATATAAGATATATAAAGATGGTGATGTCTTAAGATTCCATTACTTCGATGAAGGTGGAGTACTTAAGGGAGTTAAAGTTAAGAACTTAAAGAAAGTATTTACTTATGAAGGAGTTTCCACTGACACTTTATACGGTCAGCATCTCTACCCTGATAGTGGTAAACGTATTGTTATTACTGAAGGTGAGTTAGATGCAGCCAGTTGTTCAGAAGCTATGCCAAATTGGCCAATGGTTTCATTACCACACGGTGCAGCAGCCGGTAAGAAAGATATTCAAAAACAAATACCTAAACTACAAGGGTATGATGAGATTTGTCTATTCTTTGATGACGATGATGCAGGTCGTAAAGCCGCTCAGGAAGCCGCTTATGTCTTACCGGCGGGAAAGGTCACAATCGCTAGAATGGAGGCATTTAAGGACCCATCCGATGCACTACAAGCAGGTGAAGCACAAGCTATACGTGAAGCAATATGGAATGCTAAACCTTTCAGACCAGATGGAATAGTAGAAGGGAGATCATTACTTAAATTAATTACTACACCTAATAAACCATGCGACCATGAGTACCCATACAAAGGACTTCAAAGTAAACTGCGAGGGATCCGGTATCAGGAGCTTACAACGATTACTGCAGGTACTGGTATTGGAAAGTCATCCTTCTGCCGTGAACTTGCAGTTAACCTTCTCCAAAAAGGAGAGAGGGTTGGTTATGTGGCACTTGAGGAATCAAATAGACGCACAGCTTTAGGCTTAATGTCTACAGCTATGAGTAAGAACTTTACATTGGATGAATTTGATGCTGATGAACTTACTAAAGCTTACGACTCTAGTATTAATAGATGGAACCTTTATCTTTTTGACGGTTTCGGCTCTTTCGATCCTGAAATCATCTATAATAGGATAGAATATCTAGCTACTGGATTGGAAACTAAAATCATATTCCTTGATCACTTGTCTATCCTTATGTCGGGGTTAGATGGGGACGAGAGGCGTATGATAGACCAGACTATGACTAAGCTACGCTCCCTAGTTGAGCGCACAGGAATCCACTTATTTCTGGTATCACATTTAAGAAGGACACAAAATGATGCAAACCATGAAGAGGGAGCTAGGGCAACGCTTGGACAGTTGCGAGGAAGTGCAGCAATTGCACAGCTATCTGACCAAGTTATTGCACTCGAAAGAGATCAGCAATCCAAACCTGAACGAAGTACTACGACTGTTAGAGTCCTCAAAAATCGCTATTCTGGCGAGACGGGTGTAGCTTGTACTTTGGATTATGATTTATCAACTTGTAAATTTATAGAAAATGAAATTACCCCCGAATTCAACCATTCCTCAGACTTCTGAGTTTAAGAGGCCTAATCCTCCAACTAAAGAAGCTATAGAGAAGGCTAAATTTGTAGACAAAACTTACGAATGGAAAGGTAATTAAACCACACTCATGACATTAGTATTCGATTTAGAAACGGACGGACTACTCAATGATGTTACCCGCATCCACTGTTTGGCTATCTATGATTCAGAAACTAATACGATGGAAAGCTTCAATGATGAATGTCCTGGTAAAGGCTTATCGTCTCCGGTTATCCGGGGATTACAATACCTTAGCCAGGCTTCTGATATTGTTGGGCACAATATTATTGGTTTCGATATCCCTGTCATACGGAAACTTTATCCCTTCTTTACTTTCACTGGTCGTATTATTGATACTCTTATTTTATCTAAGCTCTATCATTCAAAACTTATAGATATTGATAAAGGTTTAGAGATACCTAAGAGACTAGTGGGAAGACATTCTCTTGAAGCTTATGGATACAGGCTTGGAGAATATAAAGGAGAATTCTCAAAGACTACTGACTGGAAAGAATGGAGTCAAGAGATGGAAGACTATTGTATTCAAGACGTAAGAGTTACTACTAAACTATGCGACCACTTCCACCCATACCTGAATGGGTCACATTAGAACATCAGGTTGCACAAATATTACAAACACAGGAGGAACATGGATGGGCATTTGATGAAAGAGCTGCATGGGAGCTTACACAGACTCTCCAAAAAGAATATGAAGCGACTGTTGAAATACTACGCAACAGGCATCCTCAAATTAAAGCATCGGAATTCACTCCTAAAAGAAATAACAAAACACAAGGATACATACAAGGAGCAACATTCACTAAATTAAAGCAACTTAATCCTCACTCACGAGAACACATTGCATGGATACTGACGACACACTATGGCTGGAAACCGTCATCAATGACTGCTACAGGAAAGGCAGTGATAGACGAGACAGTATTGAAGGATATAGGGACGGATATAGCGATGCTATTCTACAAATGCTTGGACTTGACAAAGAAGCTAGGAATGCTTTCAGAAGGGAACAACGCATGGCTGAAGCTTGTTACGAAGTCTAGGAGAATACACCACCATTGTTCAATAGGCTGTGTCACACATAGAGCAGCCCACAGAAATCCCAATTTAGCACAAGTACCTAGTGATGAACGATTCAGAAAACTATTCATTCCAACAGAATCCTCCATTATGGTGGGTAGTGATCTTGCTGGGATTGAGTTACGAATGCTCTCACATTATTTGGCGAGGTATGATGGAGGCCGCTACACAGATATCTTATTAAACGGAGATATCCACCAAGTCAATGCAGACAAGATAGGAATATCTAGATCTGCTTGTAAAACCGTACAATATGCCTTTCTATATGGGGCAGGAGATATTAAAATTGGGCTATCATATGAACAAAGTCTCTCCGAGAACCGTGCGAGAGCTAAGGGTAAGGAGATTCGGAAAGCTTTTATCGACGCCATTCCAGGCCTTGAAGAGCTACTGCAGGCGGTTAAAACTGCAGCGAAACGTGGATCTATCAAGGCAATCGATGGTCGAAAGATCATAGTAGATAGCCCTCATAAGGCCCTTAACTGCTGCTTACAAGCAGGCGCTGGAGTAATAGCTAAGAGATGGATGGTACTTGTTAATCAAGAGATCATCCGCTACAATATAAAAGCTCATCAACTTGCATTCATACATGATGAGCTACAATTTGAAACAACACCCGAATT